CTCGGCGTCGATCACACCCTCATCTTGACGAAGCCGAACGTCGTCGCCCAGACGCAACGATGGATCGCCCGAGCGCAGGACCTGTTCTGCGTCGAAGGCTCGATGCAGTGCAAGTCTTACCCCTGGGTCTCGGCCAAGGCGAACTCGCGCGAGCTCGAGCAGCTCGCCCAGAACGTCGGGCCGGGACGCTTGGCTATCGTCTGCGACGAGGCGCACGCCCTCGGGGACCTCGACGCCGCCCGCACGCGGCGCTTTGGTCGAGCGGTCGCGAGCGGCGTGCCGGTCGTCGCGATGTCGGGGACACTCTCTCACGACTCGATTCAGCAGTTCGCCCACATCGCCGAGTGGGCCCTCGGCACCAGGTCGTTTCTCCCGCGCAACTCGGAACAGAACCACGAACACCACGTCTTGGCGTGGTCGGCGTGCCTGGACCGGCGAGGGCGCCCGACGTCGCACGACTGGCGCACCGTCGCGCCGCTGCTCGACGCTTTCGGCGAGGGTGAGCGGCCCGACGGCGGCAAGAGCCTCGTGTCCTACGCCCGCCAGGCGTTCCAGCGTCGCATGAGGTCGGCGCCCGGTGTCGTCTGCTCGAGCGAGTCGAGCATCGGCACGAGCCTCACGATCACGCCGATTGAGATCGAGGTCCCGGCTCGTGTGAAGCAACTGCTCGCCCAGGTCATGGACGCGTCAGTAGACCCCGAAGGGGAGATCCTTCCAGACGATCTCTCGCGCGCCCGAGTCGGGACGCATCTGAGCCTCGGCTACTACCAGAAATGGCGATGGCCCCTCGGCCCCGACGGGCTGGCCATCGTCGACGAGGAATGGGTGAGGTCGCGGCGGGGCTGGTCGAAGGTCGTGCGCGACGAGCTCGCGGAGCGGGCCGGGCCCGATTACGACTCCGAGGCGCTCGTGCGGGCGGCCATCGGTGCCGAGCTCGAGGCCGGCGCGATGCAGTGGCCGCACCTGGCCTTGAAGCGTTGGGAACCACAGCGCAAGAAGCCCGAGCCGCCGAGCGTCCCGACATGGATCGACCTGTACCTCGTTTCAGACGTCATCGACCGCGTCGTTGAGTTCGAGCGTCGCCGCCAGCACGTCATCGTCTGGTACGGGTCGACGGCGCTCGAGCCGTTGTTTCGAGAGGCGGGCCTGCCGGTTTACGGGGCCGGCTCCAAGATCCCGACCGACAAGCGCCAGAGCTTCGCCGCGAGTTGGAACGTCCACAAGGAAGGCGTCGACGGCCTGCAGCGCTGGTGCCGCACGAACCTGGTCGTTGAGCCCCCGGGCTCCGGTGGCATCTGGGAGCAGATGCTGGGCCGTACCCACCGTCAGGGCCAAGAGGCCGACGAGGTCGAGGTGTACGTCTACGCACACACCGAGCCGTTCCGGCGCTCGCTCCGGTCTGCGATCGAGAGCGCCCGCTACATCGAAGAGTCTTTCGGGACGCGTCAGAAGCTGGCGATGGCCACTTGGACAGCCCCGATCTAACGCCCGAGAGGGCATGCGTGAGTGAGAGAACAATGAGCCAGTACGATGATGATTCGCTCGACAATGCCGAGACGCGCCAGGGCGGAAGCTTCTTCCGACCGGGCAACCACCTGGTCGAAGTCTCCGAGGTTCAGGACGGACAGAGCAAGAACCCGAAGCGTCGGGGCGCCTTGTGCTACCGGGTCCAATGCCAGGTGATCGAGTCGCAGCCGGCGCCGGGCGAGGCCGGGCACTATGCCAACGAGAAGTGCGCCGTGGTGATCTTCCACGGCCTCGGCACGCCGGGCTATGACCCGGCGAAGGGGACCAGCTACGGGGACAACGACATCAAGGCGTTCCTCGAGCAGCTCGTGATCTCGGTCGACCGCAAGCCGTTCACGAAGGGGTGGGGCACGCTCAACCGCAACGTGGTCGGGCCGGGACAGGCGGCGCGCGGGATCCGGCTGCGCGTCCGGTGCTGGATGGAGCCCGACAAGAAAGGCACGCGTGATGCCGCGACCGGGCAGGTGATCATGTACCCGCGCACCCGCTTCGAGCCCGTGCCGGGACAGGCCTCGCTGGCGGGTGAGCTCCTCGCCGGCGTGTCCATCGACGGCGCGGCCCCCCTCCCGGCGTCGACCCGGGCGCCGGCCGCTGCCACGCCGCCCGCCTCGGCCCCCGCGGCCTCAGGCGCCCCGACGCCACCGCGCCCGCCCGCGCCACCCGCGGCCGAGCATCCGATGTCCGACGAAGTGCGGAAGCAAGCGGCCGGCTGGGCGGCCTCGGGCCAGACGGCCGAGGCGGCGATCAACGGCCTACTCGGCTGGGCCGTCGGTCTCGGCCTGACCGACGCCCAGGCGCGTGCGGCCATCAAGTCGCAGTTCTGAGATGGCCCGCTGACCAGCATCGACAAGCATCTCGGCCGGCACCTGGGGGAGTAACGGAGACCTAGCCCCGCTCGTCGACCAGCTCGACGGAGCTCGGGGCGCCGGGCGTCCGCTCGTCGACGACGGTAAGCGACGGGGCCTGGACGACGGCGCGCTGCACCTGGCGCTCGATGACAGCGTCCGCGAACTTCGACCAGAGAGCCTGGGCGATGCGTCGAGCCGGCTGCGGCAGTTGATCCAGCACGAGCTCGGCGATGTCGCTGAGCGCCCCTGCGGCCGCGGTGCGGGCGATGCGCTGGGCGTCGTGCGAAAGTAGGTCGATGGTCACGGCGCCACCACCGGCGCGACGGTCTCGACGACCAGCGTAGGCGCGGGGCCCGTTGGGCACTCGACGATGAGCCGCTGAGATTGCAGGCGAGCCTTGGCCGGCCCATCACAGCGCCAGGTCACCGAACGAGCCTTTTCGTCAACCACGCCGCCGAGGGTGGCGCAAGCCGAAGCGAACGCCATCGGCAGAGCAGCGAGTAGAGCGGCGCGATTTGCCGCAGCGCTGCAGCCGTTCACCGCCTGCCTCCGCGCTTGTCCTGCACGTAGAGCGTCGCCACGACGAGCTGCAGCGCGCCCACGACCGACGCGACCTCGTCGGGAGTGAGACCGACGCGCGGGCCGACGATTGCGACCACGACGGTCGCCAGGGCAGTCCAGGCAGTGCGCGAGCGAGCGAGGGCGGTGGCGGCGTTCATTACCAGACTCCTGCGACGGGTTGCGTTGGATCGGCGTCGACTGACGCGCGAGCACTGCCCGGCTGACAGCAGTAGGCCAGACGGGTCTCGACGACACCGAGCCGGGCCTCATGGACGCCGACAGCGACCACGGCCGGGGCTAGTGTCTCGCGCACGTGACCGAGCTCGACCGTCAGTTCGGTGAGTTTCTCGCCGGCGCGATAGCTGACCGTCAAGCCGGCGATCAGGGCGCCGACTGCCGCCGCGCCGAGGGAAAGCAGGGTAACCATCCACCGAGGGATTGTCATGGCGCGAGGTCCTCCGAGAGAGCCCAGTTCAAGTCGACCTTGCCGTCGACGCCGTCGACCTGACCCGAGCCCGAGAACTGCCAGACGCGCCAGGGATAGCCGGCGATCGTCCGCTTCGGCTCAGAGCCGGTGTTGTAGCTGGCGAGCCAGAGACCGTGTCGTCGAAGGCGCTCGAGCAGCTCGGCGGGAGCGGCCGAGAGGTACGCCTGCCAGGCCCACCGGCCGGTGTAGAACATGGGCGTTCGGCCCGTCTTGCGCTCGACGTGCTCAAGCCAGGTGAGACACCAGAGCGCGCACAGCTCGGCTCGGCGCCGGGACGTGCCGCCGATGGCGGCCCACATCGCGGCGGTTAGGTTGGCCTGATAGGCCTCTTCAAGGTCGAGCACGTCTGGGAGAGTGGGCGCGACGATGACCGCGCCGCGCCATTGCAGGTAATGGTCTGCCTCGGCCACGGCGTCGATAGCCAGGGCGCCGAGGTCGAGCGGTCGCTTTGCGGACGGGTCGCCGAAGTGATAGCCGCCGAGGTCCAGGCCCAGGCGCTGGCATTCGTCGGCCTGCCGCATGGCTTCCTGGTTGCGGTAGCTCGCGCCCTCGCTCAGCTTCAGCCAGACGAAGCTGACGCCGGCCGCCTTGACTCTGTCGAAGTTCACGGGCCGCTTGTTGCCGCCCTCGTTGTGCCCGCTAAGGTCGATGCCGAGACGCACGTCGATCCCCAGGCGGGCCAGCTCGACGCGACCGATGGCCTTGGGCGACGGCAGGCAGAGCGCCCGGGCGACGGCGCTCATGGTGCGCGGGCCGCACTTGCCGTCGATGGCGAGGTCTTCGCCGCGGCGCACGAGCTCGGCCTGCAGGCGCTCCACGATGCGACCCGTCGAGCCGTTCTGTATGGTCAGGTCGTAGCGCATGAGCCTCCGGTGCAAGCTGGGTTGCGCTGAACGTGCGCTCAGTGGTTTACCCTACATGCGCGAGCAATATCGGGCAAGTGCGAGTTGACCCGCTGCCCTTGGATCGGCACGCTGCCGTCATGGCAGTCGTCACCACGATCCGGCTCGACCTGTCTCGGCTCCGGGAGTTTGCGGAGTGGGCCGACCAGTTTCCGTTCGCGATCTCCCGAGGCATGAACTGGACGGCGAAACTCGCCCGTGACCGGCTCGTGCGGGAGCTGCCGCTACACTTCACGGTCCGAAACGAGTGGACGAAGAAAGGGATCGGAATCGGCCCGGACCGAGGCACCTACAAGGGCGCCTCTAGGAACGACTTGCGCCTCTACATCTTCGGCCGGCACGACTATCTCGAGGTCCACAACACGGGCGGCAAGCGACCGAACGGCGACCAGCCGATCAGCGCCGTCCCCATCGGGGCGCGTGCATCCGAGCAGGACACGACGAAGAAACGAAGCGATTGGCCGCTGAATCAGATCCGACGCGGCATCGCCTACCGCGCCGGCATCGACCGCCTACGCCGGAAGGTCTCGGTACAGAAGACGTCGAAGAGAACCGGGAAGGCCCGGACGGTGACGCGTCGAGAGGGCGTGCCGAAGCTTGCTCACGGCCAAGTGATCCGAGCGAGCAAGAAGCACCCGACCGCCACGCCCGGCTCGGTCCTCTGGTACATCGCCGACGACGCCAAGATCCAGATCAAGAAACGGTGGCCCATCGACGAGACGGTCAAAGAGGTCTTCGACGGGGAGTTTCCGGACCAGCTCTACCGCTCGATCGTCCAGGCCGTTCGCACCGCCCGGCGGCGGCGCTAGCCAACCAGGCAGAGCGCCACGCCGTAGCCCTTGGCCGAGTCGTACGGCGTCGTGATCTCCATCACCTCCACCGGCCGCCCGTCGGGGCGGGCCAGCGTGCCGAGAGCGCACCCGTCCGCGCCAGGCGTGAGGTGGTCGCCCTCTTCGACGCCCTTCCCGATCCGGACGCGGACCTGGCCGAGCAGCGCAACGCACGTCCACTGGTCGGGACGATGGCGCCGCGAACTGTAGGGCCGGGACGGGTCGAAGTCGGGGTTACGGACGGGGTCAACGGACATCCACCGCTGAGCCTCGGCCGGGACCTCGACCGGACACTTCGAGACAAGGCCGTGATACTGGTAGGTGACGCCCTCTTCGTTCGTCGCCTTGAAGCGGCACACCTCTCGCTCCTCGTAAACGAGCGCGCCCCACTCGTCTCGAAGCTTCGCTCCCGACCAGCTCAGACCGGCCGCGTTACCCACGACGGACGGCGCCGCCGACACGACGCCGAGCACTCGGTCACCGGGGCGGGCGAGCCTCACTGCCTTGCCCTGCCGCGCGACAAGCGAGCCCGGGGGGATAACCTCCTCGGTCACATTGGGGAAGTACTCGGCATAGTCGGCGCCGCTGATCAGGGTCGTGTTGTCGAGGGCGAGGGTGCCGTGCTTAGAGCTCAGGAGCCACGTTACGTCGGTGTTCGCTGCGCCCGCGACTGGGTCGTTTGTGTGCCCGCCTGCCAAACAGTAGCCATCGGCGCCGGTACCGGAGGGGTTGCCGTCGTGATCCAGGGTCACGCCGAGGGAGGCGACCAGCACCTTGTTGGGCTTCCCCGAGCTGTCGAGGATGATGCTCGAGTCACACCCAATGACGCCGCTTTGTGCACCGGCAACGGTGTTGTCCTCGCCGCCCACAGCGAAAGCGTCGGCCGAGGTGATCTGGTTGCTGTCGCCGCCCGCTGCCACTGAACGGGCCCCACCGATCGTGTGATTCAGGCCGCCGAGCACGGCGCCACCGGTAGCGCCGCTCTGCACGTCGTGAGAGCTGCCGCCACCCACAAACGAATCCGTTGCGCCGGCTACGTTCGTGTTGCCGCCTACCACGGCTGAGTTTGTACCGCTGGCCGTGTTGGAGTCGCCACCGAGAGCCGCCGCACTGCCGCCTGACGCCGTAAGGTTGAGTCCTCCTATTGCTACGGCCTTCGCAGCCGAAGCCGTGGGGTTCTCTCCCCCTAAGGTGGTTGCGTCCGCTGCACTCGCAACGGCCGAGGTGCCCCCGACGCACGCGGATCGCACGGCCGTTGCGGCGTTGGTGTCGCCGCCGAGAGTCGCCGCGCCCGTCGCAGATGCGAGATTACCCGAGCCCCCGAACACACCGGACTCCGCGGCAGATGCTCGGCTGTTGAGCGCGCCGACCACGACGCGCCTCTTGACCGCAGACGTAACACCCGTGTCCGTCGCATGCGCCTTGATGCCGTGCACGCCAGCGACCACGTTCTTGAACTGGTCCATGTCGTCGGACAGCACTTCGCCCGCGTCTTCGATCGGTCTGACAATCGCCTCCTGCACCGAGTTACACCACTTCGGCGTGAGCTGCGTCGGGGTCGCGCTTGGCGTTGTCGCCGCGTCGGCGAACTGGCCCGGCGAGCCCGAGTCCGCAGGGTGCGTCGGCATGCTTGCGACTTGAGTACCCGATGCGATCCTTTTCATGTTCTAACCCCTTAGACGTAAACGAATATTAGCCGCGTCTGCGCGGGCTTGATCTTGTTCGCCATCGCCTCAAACGCCGTGTTCTGAGTGCCCGTCATGGTGAGCGTCCACACCGCCGCGCAGTAGTACGGGCCGGTGATCGCGTCGTTGCAGTCGCTGTTACAGGTCGCCTGCACCGCTTGCGCGCTTGTGATCGTCACGTTCGTATAGCCCGCCGCCTCGGCGAACGCGATCCACTGCGACTTGCTGACGACGGCCCGCGCCAAGAGCTTCGCCGTGATGTCCAGCCGGCGGTCGGCGTCGGTCGCGGCGATCACCTCGCCCGACTCGGGCAAGCCCAGCGACCGCTCCCACGCGTCGAGCGTGTCGGTCGCCGCTTCCGGGTCGAGCTCGTCGATGAGGTCGCGTAGCCAGTCGTGAGCCCGCACCAGCTCGCGCGCCACGCCGAGCCACCATTTGGCCGTGCGCGACGTCGACGGCGGCGCCCACGCCCTACCTCGGCCCGCAAGCGCGACAAGAGCCGCGACGTACTGGGTCGCGTTGCCCGCCCAGGGCTTGGCCGGTGCGCCTTCGCTCACCAGGCGCCCCCGTCTTCAGTTAGCACGCCGATCACCGGCAGGACGCCATCGGCAAGGTCGATGTCGGCCGGCGCTGCGCCCTCGATGGTGTTGAGCTCGAACTGCCCGTCGGGGTCGACCGACTTGATCGCGCGGCGAATCGCGTCCCGGATGTCGTCTTGGTAGAGGACCCCTCCCGGGGCGATGTCGAGCGTCGCAAAGAGATCGTCGACGTAGTCTTCGATGGCGTCGCGTATGGCCGTCGTGTCAGGCGTCAGGGTCACGTCGATGTCGATGGCTCTCGGCGTCGGCGCTGCCGCATAGACGTAGTCCGCCACGTGCGCCGGGGCTTTCGTCCTGAGGTAGGTCTGCAGCGACGTCGCGTCCCCGCCCGACGGAATGACGTCCGTCGAGTCGCCCCCATCCGGCACGACCAGCGCGAACCGCACCGTGATCTGGCCGAGGTACGGCTCGTGCTCATAGACCCAGACGCGGGAGATCGACGCCGAGTGTTCCTTCGCCCAGGCCACGTAGTCGGCCTCGGCCCCGCCCTGCGGCGGGCTGGCGAGGTCCTCGAGCAATCGGATTTTGAGCGCGTCGAGCGTCTCGATGTCCGCGCCCGCCGTCGCGGCCGTGACTGAGACCGTCGCGTTGACGTTGGCGATCGGCGTCTGGAACGTGAGCGTGTCGCCCACGTCGAGCGACCCATCGGCGCCCGCGACGCTGGCCGTGATCGCCTTGGCCGTCAGGGTGCCCGCGCCGCCCGAGCTGATCGTCGTGTCGAGGGTGTACTCGGTCCCGTCGTCGCGAACGAAGATCGTCCCCGAGGGGATGGTCGCCGTCCCAGTTCGGGTGATCGTGATCTGACCCGTCGCCGCCGTCGCCGCCGTGCGCGTCAGGCCCCGGAGTTGCGCCCATCGCAGGACGCCCCAGCTCTTCGCCGTGACCGGTAGCAGCTCGGCGACGATGCGAGCGCCGAACCCGTACAGCGAGTGCACCGCCCGCGCCAGGCCGTGCGCCGCCGCCCTGGCAAACGTCCGCTTGAGGTACACGTCCTGCTCGCCCATGTCCGACGCAATGTCGGCCTGGATGCGAGAGAGCACCGTGCGGAACGTCGGCGGCGTGATGGGGAGGTCAACGGGCATACTCGCTCCAGAGGTCCGGGAACGGGATCGTGAGCAGCTCGCCCGAGCTCAGCGTGATCTCGACCGTGATCGAGACCCGGTTTGCCCGGATGGTCGCTACCGGCACGATACCACTGCACAGCCGATCGGTGATCATCCATTGCAGCGCCGCCCGAACCGCATCTTCGAACTCGCGGGCCTGCACGCCCGCTCGAGAGAGCAGGTGCCAGAGCCGAGACCCGGTGTTGTCAGGCCGGTCGGCGTACGTGTCACCCCACCATCCCCGGCGGTCCCCTGTTCCATCGACCGGCGTCTCGTCGTCGTTGATGCGCGCGTCGCTCATGAGCGAGACGAAGACGAGCCGCTCGATCGTCAGCTCGGAGCCGACGCCGCTCGGCATCGGATCCCACGTCCGCAGGTAGTCGACCGCCGCGCCCGACGCCGTGACGCCGATGGGGAGGTCTGCCGACCCGTCCGAGAGCGCGTAACCCAGCTCGGTCGAGTAGGCCGCCGCCATCGCGTTGCCGGCAAGGTCTTCGACGTTATCGACTGTGAGCCGCACCGCGTCGACGCCCGGGGTCAGCGTGAGCACGACGGTATCGGTGTCCGTCAGCGTCGCCGTGAACGACACCCCCGGGACCAGCGTGTAGTTCCCCGTTGTCTCGGCCGAGGTCTCGTCGACGTCTTCGGAGAACGTGATCTCGATGGTGGTCTTGCCGGTCATGCGAGCGCGCGTGACCGTCGGCGGCACCACGTCAAGCACCATCTCGTAAGCGCCCGCGTCGGTCGGGTCGCTGCGGGAGTCGCCCTCGATGTCGAGCAGCGTGTTGGCGCTGCGAGCCAGTGACCGGATCGCGGGGCTGGTCAGCTCGAGCGTGAGGTTGCCGCCAGGACCGTTGACGAAGAGCGGATCGGCGTTCTGATTCGACCCGCCGTCAATGCCGGCAAAGCGCGTGGTGAACGTGCCATAAGCGATGTTCTCGGTGGAGGTGCCGCCGCCGCTGGCGTCGATGGCGTGAGACGCCCCCGTACCCGCGTTGTAGATCAGGTTACCGCGGAAGACCCCGAGGCCCGTGAAGACCTTTACGGTCGAGCTCCAAGTTCCGTAAACCGAGTTGTGCTCGACGTACCTACTGCCACTGTAAGCGTCATGGTGAAATTGCACGTTGAGAGGGCAAATCGCCTTGCAGTTCTTCACGTCCGCGAAGGCGGTCCACGTCAGAATGATCCCTTTCTCGCCCGTGCCAGAGGAGCCCGACGTCTGGAACGTGCACGAGTCCACGAGGCCCAGCCGACTCGCCGAACCGCCGATCCAACGCATCACCGTTCGGCCGGTGTTGCCGGTGAAGTGGCACCTCTTGACCACGATCCCGGCGATCGAGAAATACAGCACGCCGTTGGTGGCGTTCGTCCAGCCGCTGAAAATTAGGTCTTCAAGGGTGGTTTCGCCGCCGGCCGTGCTTCGGTAGGCGGCGCCGCCTTGGCAGGCCTGCGCCGCGCCAGTGCTGGCGATGATCGGTCGGTTGGCGGGGTTGGCGGCGCGAACGATGCACGGGATCTGCCAGCCGCCCGAGAGCGACTGAAAGTCGAGCATCTCGGTATAGGTGCCCGGGTCCACTAGAATGATGTCCATCGTGGCCCGCGACGTCGGGTTGTCGTTCGCGGCTCGGATCGCGGCCAGGATCGTCGTGTAGTCGCGCCCCGATGGGCCTACGGTGATCGTTGCCATCTCAGTCCACCGCCTTGACCGTTGCGCTGCCGTTCGTGATGGTTCCCGTCGGCGAGCCGACGAACGGCGTCACCGCTCCCGGCGTGAGCGCGTTCACCGCCAGAGTCACCTGACTGATCCAGGTGGCAAACGACGCCTGGGAGATGGTCACCGGGTCACCCGCTCGCGCCACGCTCTTCGTTGCACCTGCGCCGCCAAGCAAGATGCCACCTGAGGCAAGTAAGACGACCTTGCCCGTTGAGTCGTAGAGCGCAACCTGGCCCGCTGTCAAACTGCTCGGCCGGTGTGACCGGTGCGACGTCGCCAGCGCCAGAGGGTGTGACTCGTCGGCCCCTGCGTGCACGATGACGACGTCCGAGCCCGCCGGCGCCACCGCCGCCAGGCCGTAGGGCTCCATGAGCTCCACGTCATCGACCGTCGTCCCGCCGACTCTCGCCTGGACCAGACGCAACGCGCCGTCGACGAGCCGGCTCGACGTGAGCACGCCGCGCCGGATCATGCCGAGCAGTCGGGCCGCGGCGCTCATCGGTTGGCCGCCGCGCGTTGCTGAGCTGCCGCTACGTCAGTCGCATCGAGCCAAAGGCCCTTTTCGGCCCGCGCCCCTCGGCGTCGGCCACTACCCGGCGGGGCGTACTGCGCGAACGCCTCGGGAGGCTGCAGCGTCAGCTCGGTCTTCGTTCCCGTCAGGTCGCGCGAGAGCCGAGCCTCGACGATGAGAAAGTCATCGTCGATGAGCGCGGGAGGCACTTTGACGCGTACAACCTGATTGATTGCCCAGACCGAGCCCTCGCTCGTGAGCCAGCCCGGCACCACTACACTGATAGACGTCGACCGGCCCCACCGCGTCAGCATCTCCCACTCTGCCCGCGCCTTGCACGCCGCCGCGTCGGTGCGCCCGTCGGGCTGCAGCACCAGGCGTCGATGCCGGCTCACGTTGTCGGTGGCCGTCCCGTTGACGAGCTGGGCCGCGTCCGCGTCGATGGTCGCCGTTCCGGCCCTCTGACCGCGACACACGTACTCGCTGAATCGGTCCGCGCCCGAAAACCGGCACGAGACCGAGATGAGATTCGAGCCGTAGACGAGCGCGCCCGGGATCCGCTCGGTCCCCGCCCGCGTGATGAGCAACCGCCCCCGCTCGTCATCGCACACCATGAGCTGACGAAGCCCGCACGCCCGCTCGATCGCATCGTAGACCGTCTCCCCGAGCTGCAGCGCAAACCGCTCGAGCGGGGCGCCGGTCGCCACGTCGGTTACGACGTCGACCCCGTACTCGGCGGCGAGCTCGGCTGCGAGGGACTCGACCTTGACGGCCGACCAGCGGCGCTTGCCGTCGGGGTCCGGATGGCAGTCGACCAGATCGCTCGTCTTGCTGCGCCCCGACACCGGCATCTCGATCCCGTCGCCCCGCACGTTGATCGACACGTCGTCGACGTAGCCCGTGATCACGGCCTGCCGGTCGATGCGCACGACGCACGACGACTGTGGCCGGATCACCACCGGGTCGCTCGCGCTCGCGCCCTGGTAGAGCTCGAGACTGAACGGCCAGCCCACCCGCTCGAGCGAGCGCGTGATCTCGACCGACGACCAGCCCGAATAGGACCGGCCCCCGACCTCGAGCTGGACGTCGTGTTTCGCCAGCTCGGTCATCGGGTCAGCACCGAGAGCGCCCGGACCGGCGCGAACAGGGGATGAATGATGTCGTTGCGGTCGACGACCTCGGTCGTCCGCTCGGCGTCGCCGTAGAGTTCCCAGGCGATCAGCGTCACCGGCACCACGCCGCGGGGCGTGTACTCGGTCACCCGAGGCAAGCCTGCGACTCGCCGCGTCACGTCTTGAATGAGCGCCGTCCGGAGCGCCCGCAGCGTGTCAGCCGTCTCTGCGTCGGCCTCCTCCTCCTCGGCGGCGATGAGCGCGGCGATCGCATCTCGGTCGGCGATGGCATCGTCGTACACCGACAGCTCGGCGTCCCGGATGTGGGCGCACGCGGCCGTGAGCGCGTACCGGCATTGCGCCCGCCGCGCCGCATAGTCGACCGTCGCGATCCGCTCGCTGTCCGTCGTGGCCGGCGTCGGCGACACGTACGCATCGCCCGCCCCCGACGCCAGGCGTCGCAGACCGAGCAGGTTCCCGATCTGAATCATAAGCGACCGAACCGCCGCCGCGAACTCTTCGGGCGCCCCGGCCAAGGCCTGAACTCGATCTTTCAGATCCTGCGCTTCGGACACGACATCGGAGACGTCTTCGACGACGGCCATGGGCGTCGCCGCGATGAGCTCAATCTCCGAGAGCACGTCGTCGATGGCGGCGAGGGCCGCGTCAAGCACGCCGAGACCATACCCGTCCGAGTCGAGCTGCTCGATCACCTCGGCCAGCGTCGCCGCGTCCATCGCATCGATCGCGTCGTCGAGCGCCGAGCCCGTGTCGAGCGTTATGAAACTCAGCTCGCCCGCCTCGACGAACGACAGCGAGAACAGGATCACGTTGCCGTTGTCCCAGCTATCGACCTGCCGATACTCGGTCAGATTGACGCGGATCTCGCCGTATACCGGGTGCACCAGCGTCCCCGGCCCCTCGGCCTC